CGTTGACGTACTCAATTGCCTTTGGATAACTAATTTCAGATTCATCAAATTTAATTATTAATTTCATATCATCACCACCGTAATTGTTTTTAAACATCTAACCTTGTAATTGCCTAGCGCACCTTGAAAGGTATGCTGCTCAACATGAGGGAATAACTGTTCATGCTTCATGCCGTATAGTTGCGCCTCTTGAGCTTGTTTGTCGCTCATGTTATCGCGTATTACTTTAATTGGTTTTTTCATTGGTCAATCCTTTTTAGTAAAATCGGTACACTTAACCACTTTTACGCCATCAGCTTTGTGAGTTTCGATTACTCGCATTTTATCGAATTTAAGGTGATTACATTTACGGTATAAGTTAATGCAGTTAGTACACATACTGCCTTTTGGTGCGTAAGTTACATTAATCATTGGTATGACTCCAATATGTGATTTGAATCTGCTTCGATTAACTTTAGCTGCTCACGGTAATGCTTTGCTATTAAAGCTTCTTCTGATTTAGGCACTTTTATTTTAGCTCTCATCTTTTTGCGAAGAATATCAATGGCACCTTCACCAACAAGATTGGTCAGCCATAATCCACTATCAGCAGGATTGCCACCAAACCACTGATGACACCCGTAGCACATTGGCAGTGCGTTATCCTTACACCACCTAATAGTGCGATGACGTCTTGAGAAGTTATGCGAACAGTGGAGCCCTGACGAGCTTTTATCGTATTGAGTTCCACATTTAGCGCAAACATAATCATTGCTTGCGCGAATGCATTTTGAAAAGTAACTATCTGCTGCGCTTGTTTTCATAATCTTCTAAGTCCTTTTCTAGTTCATTTGTCGGTTCGTTGATTGAAACTATTTTAAGCACTAGAACAAAGCAGATAAACCATATCGCTATTCCTAGTCCGAAGTATTGGTATGCGTTCATTTAAACCTCCATGTTAGCTATTAGAGCAAGATAGTCGTGCTCGATTGAATTGTAGATATCAGGACACTTTAGAAGGTCTGACAGGTCTATTGTTTCGTCACCGATAAATACGTAAAGCAACTCTAGCGCGCCATCTTCATCAATTGATACTTCACCAGGTTTGGTGACTCCATGAATTTCTATGTCTAGTTGATAAGTCATTTTACAAACTCCAATTTCATTTGAATTTCATCACGAAGCAATGTTAGCTGCTCGGTTGCGCTTTTCTTTGCTTTGCGAATATCAGATCCAGCCTTACCCCAAGCCTTGCCGCAATCCGTTACATCATCAAAGTGAACTGATGCCGCATCTATCGCCTTGCTAATGTCAATCATTCCTAACTTGATACCCTCAATACTTGAAGTTAACGAGCTGGTGATATTGCCGACCACAGCAGAATCAAAAACATCAATTACATGAGATTTAAATTCTGGACTAATCCACATGGCATAGTCATAAACTAATTTCTTATTGGCATAGGTGCCACCATATCTACCGGCAGTTTGTTTAAATCCTACAATGCTAGGATTTAAAGATACCAACTCTATTAGCTGTTTTGCTTGAGTTGTTTTAGACCAGTTACTAACTTGCTCGGCTCTGTTTGCGCCTCTAGCGCGCCAAAGGTCATTAAGGCAATACAACCCGTTATCGTCACGCTTTACTGTTACGCCAGCTATTACAATGTTCTTACTCATATTTAGATCCTCTTGTTAAGTTGTAACTATAGTAATATATAAAATAATTAAAATCAATAATCGATTGTATTTATTTATACTGCAATTAATTTAACTTATTTCTTTGCGGGTATTGACTACGTATACTTAATGCGTAATACTTACGTCAAGAATTAACGTGAGGAGGAAAAAATGAAAAATGTAGAAGTTAAGCGACCGGTAACTATTGTGCTTAAACCTAGCATCAAGAAGATGGCAGATAAATTAGCAAAAAAAAATAATGTTTCACTTTCTGAGTTAATAGCGTCTTGTTTATTGGTTGCTAATAATGAAAGCGAATTGGTTAACGAGTCGATAGCTAAAGGTGAATTAACAAAGCTTGAGGCTGAGATTAAATTTCGTGAGTTCTGGGGGTTATAATGGCTATTCCAGTAATGATTTTAGGTGAGAGTGGTAGCGGAAAAACTCGCTCACTTAAAAACCTAAATCCAAAAGAAGTTATTTTGATTCAGCCAATCAAGAAGCCGTTACCATTTAAAGCGCTTGGGTGGGATAAGTTCGACGGCAAAACAAAAGCTGGCTCAGTGTTACGTACTGATGATTATGCCGTGATTAAGTCTGTATGCCTTAATGCGCATAAAAAAGGTGTTAAGTACATCGTTATAGATGACGCTCAATACATCATGCTTAATGAGTCGCTAAGGCGCTCAGATGAGACAGGCTTTAAAAAGTTCACGGATATTGCGAAAAACTATGTTGACCTGGTAACCACGATTGCAAATTGTGACAGTGATGTAATAGTTTATTTTATGACTCACACAGAGGAGAGCGAGCAAGGCAAGGTTATTGCTAAGACGGTAGGTAAAATGATTAACCAGCAAGTATGCCTAGAAGGCCTGTTTAGCATCGTGCTTAGGTGCATGTGCTCAGATGGTCAGCATTACTTCACAACAAAAACTAGCGGTATGGATTGCGTAAAAACACCGGAAGAAATGTTCGAAGGTGACCGCATCGATAACGATTTATTAAATGTTTCAAATTCAATCAATAATTATTACGGAGTTTAATCAATGTCAAATTCAATGTTCGCTTACAACCAAAACGAAGCAGTCGCAGCCGGTGTTAGTAACTACGTTGCAGATTCAGGCGCATATCAAGGTCGTATTATTTCTGTAGAATGGACGGTTGCAAAAACAAGCACTAAAGGTGTGGAAATTACATTCGAAACAACTGAGGGCTTAAAAGCTAACTACCTGTCTTTATGGTATGAAAAAGCAGACGGTACGCAATTGTCAGGCGCTAAAATGCTTAACGCTATTATGGGTTGCACTAAGGTAACTAACTTGTCATCAAAAGGAGTTCAGCAATCAGATAGCTCAACTAAGTATTTTTGTCCTGAGCTTGAAAACAAATCAATCGGCTTGGTTCTTCAAAAAGTTTTGTACACCAAAAATTACGGTCAAGACGGTTACAAGTTTGAGATTCGTATTCCGTTTATCCCGCAGACAGGTAAAACGCTTGCTGAGCAGTTAGGTAATAAAGACGCGCTAACTATCAATAACATTTTAAAGTCGTTAACTGATAAAGACGATCGTCAGCAAGGTGGTCAACAGCAGTCATCATCTAATCAAGGTCAGCCGATTAATTACGGTGATGATGGTTTCGGTGGCGGTTGGGAATAGTAGTTAACTAAATAATCGCCATGGCTTACATAGCATGGCATTAATAAAATAAAGGACAGCATAATGAAAAATGGATATAGCGCTATATACTGTTTTGAGGTTAAAGAATATATGGTTTATTTCGGTGATGATCATGTAGGTTATTTTTCACCAAATAGCGGTGGAATTGAAATGTATGACGATAACGTTAGGATGGAGTTGTTTTTAACTAAAACGCACCTAAATCAGCTTATGGCTATCATGAAATTACAGCACGAAATAGATGATGATTGCGAAGACTAGCAAATTGCATAATTTGCAATAAATAAAAAAAGGACAGCATAATGAACGAAGTAACTATTTTTACCGATATAACCACAGAAGAAGCACTTCAACAAATTGAAGCGTATTCGCTAAAATACAATGCCGATATTGTTGCGGATATGAACGACGACAACGACAGGCGCGTCATCAAAAAAGAAGCCTCTGAAATTGCTGATATGCGAAAAGCAGTTGAACGCGCAAGGATTGATAAAAAGAAGGTTTACGGCAAACAGGTTGATAAGGAAGCAGCGATCATTGACGGGCGATTAGCTAAGGCTAACGAGCCATTTGATGTATTAATTGACAATTACAACGCAGAACGCAAGTTGATACTTGACCGTGAAAAAGCCAAAAAGAAAGCAATAGAAGATCAAGCCGCAATTGATTCAGATTATGAAATAGCCGAATTGTTAATGGGTAAGTATTTCGATGACAAAGCCAAAGCTGAGCAAGCTCGCATTGCATACGAAGAAAACCTGAAACGTGAAGCCGCAGAGCAAGCTGTAGCCGATGCAAGAGAGGCGGCGGCTAACGCTGAGGTAGCAAGAGTTGCACAAGAAGCAAAGTATAAGCAAGATGCTATCGACGCTGAAAATAGACGATTAGCAGACATTGAAGCAACTAAGCAGGCTGAGATATTGCGCCAGCAGAAAGCTATTGATGACGACCTAGCAGAAAAAGCTAGATTAGCAGCTAACCAGGAACACGTTGCAACGGTTCATCGAAACATGAAAGCGGTTTATGTCGCTGCCGGCTTCCCTGATGAATTAGCGGAGGTAGCTGTAAAGCTGCTAGTTAAAAATAAAGTACCTAACACAACATTCAACTACTAATAACATGGCGGCGTAATGCCGCCAAAGGAAACCAAAATGATTAAGAATATTATCGCGTACACATTCAATAAGCCGTTCGTCACTTCACAAGCAGACTTAGAATTAGCGCTTAGTGACTTAGAGTTTTCACCATGTGGAAGTCAAGATATTAGCAAGTTTGGATTTACTAGCGCATTAGGCAATAAAGGCGGCTGGTTAGCGCATGAATATAACGGTCGCTTTATGGTATGCGCTACAAAGGAAAGTAAGATATTACCAAGCCAGGTTGTTAATTCTGAATTAGATAGCAAGGTAAGTGCCATTGAATTGGTAGAGGGTCGCAAGGTAACGAAAAAAGAAAAAGATTCACTCAAGGACGAAATCATAACAACGCTATTACCACGCGCATTCACTAAGCAGTCGCAGACACGCGCCTTAATCCTTCCTGAGCTTAATATGGTATTGGTTGATAGCTCTAGCGCATCTAAAGCCGAGGAATTGTTAGCATTGCTTAGAAAGGCGCTAGGCTCGTTACCGGTAGTGTGTTTAGAGTTTAATAATCAAGTTTCAGAAGTATTAACAAAGTGGGTTAGCGCATCGGAGGTCGGTAATTGTTTTGAAATGCTTAATGAGGCTGAGCTGGTCGGAAATGATAAAGACGTCGCAAGGTTCAAGAATCAAGACCTAACAGAGATGGAAGTAATCGACCACGTATTACAAGGTAAAGTGGTTCATAAGCTGGCGTTAAAGTTCTCTGACTCAATTGAATTTATCATGCAATCTGATAACTCAATAAAGCGCATTAAGTTCAGTGAAGAATTTATGGCAGTTAATGATGATATTGCCTACGCAGGTGAAATAGCTAAACTCGATGCCGATTTCATCCTGATTACCAATGAAATTATTGAACTAATGAGAGCGCTATCTCGCTCATTTGGTGGAGAAGCAGTAAACCAATCAATCTAAATAATAAATAAACAGCAATATATTTATTGCACAATATTTATATTGCTGTATTATGAAGTGGCATTAACAAAAAGGACGGCATGAAAACAACAATCGACGCGGTTAATCACTTCGTAAAATGGCCTAATGCTGCACACAATCACAACTTGATAGTATTCAGGCAAGTTGGTGATTTCGGTCACTGGTCGTGGTGGGGTGATAACGAGCTAAACGAAACCTGGCAGCGTGTATGCACTCGAGAACAATTCGAGCAGTGCATAGCAGGTAAGCAACGCAAGCCTTATGAATTTAATGAGCATGTAAGTGGAGAATAAAATGACAACAGTTAAAGAGTTTAAGTATTTGGGCGGGGTTTACGTTGCTAATGACGTGATGATGGGGTTAGCGCTGTCGGATGATGGTGCGGAATACTTAAACGCCAGCAAAGGATGGGATGACGACGAAACTACATCATTTTTCGCATGGCGCCTTAACACAGGAGTAATGCCTAAGTTCACGGGTAAGGCCGAGGTAACTTGGCAGAACGATGAAGTTGAGGTGATTAATACAAGCGATTACCATTGGGCTATGGATGATTCTGTTTACATCGTAAAGTGGCGCCCACTACTAGACCAGTCAAAGAAATCTGCATACGATGTAGATGCGCATGTAAGCGGTGATAAAGCTAAAGGCGGTGTTATTCCTAATAATATTTTAGGGCAGATGTGCGAGGTAGATAAGCGCGAAGCTATTGCACCTAATAAGCCAGTATTCAAGCAAGCAATGGCTGATAAAGGTGAGTTACCGCCAGTTGGTAGTGAGTGCAAGTTTTTATGGTCAAACCTAACAGAGTGTTCTGGCTCGAATCAAGATAGAACTTTAAAGGTAATCGCCTATAATGCAGAAAAGACCGAAGTGTGGGGAAAAATGAATGGAGAAAGTGAAAGCGGAATATACATCATTAACACTGATATAAAACTAATTCCGCTAGACACTCGCACACCAAAGCAAAAGGCGGTTGATGAAATGCTTAGCGACTCTAGGTGTAGCGGAAGTGTCATAGAGGTGTCGCTTGAAAGGCTTTATGATAAAGGTTATCGCAAGTGCTAGACGTGCCACCAACATACTGCGAACTTAAACAAGTCGCAGCAGTTGAGATAATGACAGCAGTTAACCTCGCTGATTTGAGCAAAATCAAATCAGCGAATACAGATAAGAAAATACTTAGACTAGCGCTATCCAATTACGTTAATGAGCAATTGAGCGTTAGTGAATTTTCAATAATGGTTTATGAGATATGTGAAGATGAGTAATGCAAAAAGATTGACACCATCTTACGATAATAATATGTGCGATGACGCGAATGGCGATTATATTTCATATTCTGAGTGCGTAAAACTAACCGAACAAAACAAGATGCTGCGAGAGGCTTTGGAGGCTTTAATTCAAGGCTATGATTGCGAGGAAGTCGCTCTCAACTTCGGCATTGACCAAGAAACAGCTTACAAGGCTGTGTCTGCGCTAATTGATACAGAGGATACCAAGTGCTAACTAAATCAAAAAGCAGTTGTAAAACAGGATGGTGGCTAGAGCTAGATGGTCGAGCGATGGCGTTGTTTGTGCGAGAAAGTGATGTTGACTATATTTTAGGATTACAGGATAAGGCGAACAAAGATGAGAGCATATGAGCTAGACGATTTAACTAATGACTTTAGGATTAAAACAGGTCATGGAATGTGTCACCCAGAAACTTGCAGCTGTTGGAATTTCAGAGTTTATGATCTTGATGGTAATAATGTTTTAAATTCTGATTCATCAAAAGAAGTTATGGAATTTTGCGTAATAAAAAGAGGGTAAAATGGCTGAATTAAAACGAGCAGTAGATTGGCATAAGCAAGCTGTACCAAGCCCGACTGATAAAAACAAGTGTATTGCGTTGGGCGTTCACTTTGAAGAAATATCGGAAATGTTTGAGGCGTTAGGTCTGCCACAGCATGAAAGGCAGATGCACCTATTAGCTAATGCATTCAAGTCGTGTGATGTAGTGGCTATGGAGGTATCACTAAGTGCGGATAAGATTAAGCTACTAGATGCGATACTAGACCAAAACGTTACATCATGCGGCATATCTAACGCATTCGGATTTAATCACATTGATGGGTTAGCAGAGGTTAACGATTCAAACTACAGCAAGTTTGAAGATAATAAGCCGGTATTTAATAAGCAAGGCAAGATAAGCAAAGGTAAACACTACAAACCGCCACAGTTAGATAAGTTTATTTAAGGGGGTGTCGATGAATACTCTAAGATGGAAAACTGAGCAGTCTCACAATGACAACAACGTTACAATGCTTTACTACTTAGAAAACATAAATGAAACTCTTGATATAACATATGTAGATGGCACCTATGCCGAAGGGGTTAATGAAGAAGGCGTAAGATACGAAATACACGTAAGTGGCGATGGAGATAGCTTTAATCACAAAATCGAGTTTGTAGAGATATAACGCAAAGCCTCTTAATTGAGGCTTTTGTCTTTATGCCACTTCACTGATACAATTAACCAAAGCTGCGCTGGGCGCGGTGATAAACGTCGGAGGCGTGCTTTGGCAAAACTAACAGACAAGCAAGATGCGTTTTGTCGAGAATACATTGTTGATTTGAACGCTACACAAGCAGCCATTAGGGCTGGATATAGTGAAAAGACAGCTAACAGAATTGCAAGCCAACTATTGTCTAAACTTGACATTCAGGTAAGAATCGCTGAATTAATGGACGCTAGGAATAAAAGAGTTGATATAAACGCTGATTGGGTCCTGATAAGCGCTAAGCGTGTATTCGATAGATGCATGCAAGATGAAGCCGTAACAGATAGGAATGGCGATCATGTTATGTGCAAAACAGAAGCCGGTGATTTAGCTGCTGCATATCAATTTAACGCCAATGGAGCTAACAAGGCTTTAGAGACAATCGGTAAGCATGTTAATGTCAATGCATTTGCTGACAGCAAGGTTAAGCTTATTCTTTCGGATGACTTTGACGAAGTGTTAGGCGCAGATGACGAGAGTTGATGAAGTAGCTAAGGCTAAGCCTTTGATTGCTAAGTTCGTCAATAAGACGCTAACCAAGTCAGAGTTTAAATCTGGCTTGCGCCTAAAGTGGTTCCGTATCTGTACCATGTATTACATCAAGGACAAGGACGGCAAAAAGGTTTTGTTTGGGCCAAATTCATCGCAAGAAAGCTATTATGTTGCATCTCATCAAAGCGACATCATACTCAAGGCGCGTCAGCTTGGGTTTACGACTTTTAAGATGGTACACGATCTAGATTCGTGCTTATTCCGCAAAAACTTTTCGGCAGGTTGTATTGCTCACAGCGACAAGGACTCAAAGGACATTTACCGAAACAAGATACGGTTTGCTTATGAGGCCATAACACCAAAGGTTAAGAGGCTACTTGAGTTGATTGGATACGGACTGCCAACGCCAAGGAATGACAAAGATAACGGCTACGTGTTTACTAACGGATCGAGTATCGGCGTATCAACTGGCTATCGTGGCGGCACGCTTCAAAGTTTGCACGTATCAGAGTTCGGCAAAATATGCAAAAAGTATCCAGAGAAAGCGCAGGAGATTGTTACGGGTGCGTTTAACTCAGTAGGCAAGAATGGCACCATAACAATTGAAAGTACCGCAGAAGGTAAGCAGGGTTATTATTACGACTATTGCACCATTGCCAAGAAGCTAAAAGACCAGGGTAGAGAGCCGTCAGGAATGGAGTTTAAATTCCACTTCTTCCCTTGGTGGAAAGATCCAGAATACTCGCTAGAAGATGGCGAGGTATCTAATAGGTTAATCGAATACTTTACCGACCTAGAATCAAAGCATGATATTCATTTAACCGACGGGCAAAAGCGATGGTATGCGGCAAAGGAGGCTACTCAAGGCGATGATATGAAGCGCGAGTATCCATCTACTCCTGAGGAATCATTCGCACAAGCTATTGACGGCGCTTACTATGCTAAACAGTTTGCTAAGATATACGAAGAGAAGCGCATAGGCGAGATGCCAGATAATGACGCACCAGTTAACACTGCTTGGGATATTGGTGTCGGCGATTCATCATCAATTTGGTTTTGGCAGAATATCGGCGGCAAGATACACGTTATTGACTACTACGAAAACAGTGGCGAAGGTATGCGCCATTACTTCAAGGTATTGAAAGATAAAGCTGCCGCTAACGGTTGGTGCTATGGCGAGCATTATGCTCCACATGATATGAATCACCGCGAGTTCGGTAGCGGTGCCAAGAGTCGCACGCAGATAGCTAGTGAAGGATTCGAGATTGACGGCAAAATATACTCAGTCAATTTTAACGTACTCAAGATAATGCGAGTCGACGAAGGTATCGAATTAGCGCGTGAGTTATTGCCTAGGTGTTATTTTGATGAGAAAAATACTGCAGAGGGTGTAAAATGCTTAGAGTCTTATCGTAAAGAATGGAATATTAATCTAGGTTGCTGGAAGGATAATCCCCTGCATGATTGGTCATCTCACGGTGCTGATGCATTCAGATACTTATCAATGGCAGTCACTAAGAATCAACCAATCGCACATATTAACGTTAAAATGTGGTAACACTAACAGGACAAATTAAATGACAACAAGTAACTTAGGTGTAAGAACGCCACACCGTGATTATGCGCGAATGGCTCCGAAGTGGAAGAAGATCCGCGATGTATTATCAGCAGAGGTGAAATCGTACCTTCGCAATGTTGGGGCTAGTGAGTCTGATGCTGTATATGCAGCAAAACGACAGGCTGATTATCAAGATGGCGCGGTGTTTTATAATTTCGTTGACCGGACATTAAAAGGCATGGTTGGGGCTGTTACCCGCAAGCCTGCCGAAATCGCGCTCGATGCTAAGTTAGAATATCTGATGAAGAACGCTAATGGCGCAGGTATTGGTTTGGAGCAGCAAAGTCAGGACGCTATTAAAGAGGTTGATTCTCTTGGTCGCGCAGGGTTATTAACTGACTCACCAGAAACCGCAGCAGCCAATCGCGCTCAGCAGAATGCAGGGCTATTAAATCCGCGCATCCTACTGTATACAGCGGAGAATATTATTAACCATCGTCAGACTCGCATAGGCAGCACGGAGGTGTTAACTCAAGTTGTATTGCGTGAATCATACGAGTACCAGAATGCCGCTAATGAGTTCGATTATCTTATTGGTGAGCAGTATCGAGTGTTGGAAATCGTTGACGGTAAATATCAGCAGCGATTATTTAAGTTTGATTATACCGGGTCACAGGTTGGCGACTTTGAACTAATCGAGCCTAAGATTGGTGGCAAGTCCATCAGCTATATTCCGTTTTCGTTTATCGGTTCAGATAATAACGATGACACCATCGACGAACCACCACTATTCACGCTGACCGAGATTAACTTAGGCCACTTTCGCAATAGTGCCGATGTTGAAGAAAGCGCGTTTATCTGCTCACAGCCTACACTGATGCTGTACCCTGGCGAAAACATGAACAATAACCAGTTTAATGAGGCTAATAAGAATGGCATCACATTAGGCTCGCGTAAAGGCCATAACTTAGGTGCTGGCGGTGGGTCTGAGTTACTACAGGCATCGCCTAGCAATCTGTCTAAAGAATTAATGGCAATGAAAGAGGACCAAGCTGTTAAGGCTGGTGCTCAGCTAATCACGCCATCAGTACAAATGACAGCCGAAGCTGCACGACTACAGCGCGGCGCTGACACTTCGATAATGGCTACAATTGCGATTAACGTATCGATGGCATATAAGCAAAACATTATCTGGTGTGGTGAGATGCTAGGCATCAAGGCAGAAAACACTGTATTCGAGTTGAATATGGAGTTCTTCATGGCTCAGATGACAGCTCAAGACCGTACAGCGTGGATGGTTGATATCAATGCTGGCTTGCTACCTGCTCGTTCATACTATGCAGCATTGAGAGCAGCAGGCGTAACCAACTGGACTGATGAAGATATTGAGTTAGAGATTATCAGGCAGCCACCCGCACCTGCGCCGAAACTTGACGCTAATGTGAATGGCGAGATACCGCCAGCACCAGATAGCAACGTGTAAGTAACGCTTACAACTTGAAGCCCCTTAATTGGGGTTTTTTATTGCCTACTGTAAATAAATATTGCACAAACTTAATATTGTGTTATTGTTGATTCACATTAATAAAGAGGACGGACAGATGATTAATTTAACGAATAAGCCAGAAGGTGCGACGCATTACGCTGGCGGGTATAAAGATGGTCCTTGCTTAGTTTTTTACATGCAAAAGGATTTTATATGGATGTA